GGTTGGGCAGGAGGGCGTTTTGACAGGAATCCGCAACCTGAGAGCACCAGAGTTAATGTCAGAATCACGCTTTTGAATAACAATTTTTGCATTCTTGTTTGCCTTTACCAGTTCAGTTGCTTGCTTTTGCACCGCTGTCACCAGTGCCTGTTCCTTTTGCCTAGCTTCTTGGTTCAGTCGGGCAATCTCCATCTGCTGTTTGGCAAACTCGTCTTGCCCACCCTTGTAATAACCACCGCCATAGGCACTCAGCATCGCCACTAAGATGCCAAGAAGCACATACGGGTTCAATATACTCATTCTTTGGCTTCTAACTTTGGGTCGCTGTCAGCGTCAGCATCAGCCTTGGCAATTGCCTTGGCACTGGCTGAAACAGCAGAACGACCAGCCACACCACCCAAAACACCAGTCACAAACACCATAATGGTGCTGATTTGCTGTGTATAAACCTTGTCAATCGGAGCCATGCCTGACATTGGCTGAGTCACATAGGTCACAGAGTACAAGAACATACCCATAGAACCCACCAAAATGATTAACAAGGCAAAAATCACCATTGCCCAAATCCTTACCTCAATTTCTTCAGCAGTCATGCGAGTGCTAGGCTTGTATCCAACTGTAGGCATTATTTTTTCTCCGCTTCAGGTTTAACAAGTTGCTCTGGACAAGTGCCAGTCGCAACACAAACAGGGGGCTTGCACTCCAAATTATCCCAATTGCGAGGGTCTTGGCAAGGATACCTAAACTTGTCATCGCAACCTGTTAGCAAAACCAACAGTATTGACAAACCCCAAATGCAATAGATGTTCATTTCTCTTTCTCCCTATCTTTTTGTTCAACTTGTCTTCTCAACTTCTCAACCTTTTCAACCTGAGCCTTAGCCTCATTCTTAGTCTCCAAGATGTCAAGATAAAGAAATGCCATCAAAGGCAACAACAAAGCAATCAGTACGCAAGCCGCAATCCAACCCATCACTTCTTCCCCCAATGGCTTACGAACACGAACCACATCCAAAGGTACAGGAGGAATATAAAAGTCGCCACCACTGCCGCTAGCTTTGCTTGTAGGTTTCTTTCCTCCTCTTTGCGTAGCCATGCCTCTTGCCTCTTAATTGCCTCTTGCTTCAACCTTGCCTGAGTTTGCTCCTCATCAATCTTGTCCTTCATGCTGAAGACCTCTGAGTACAGTGCGCCCATCTCAGGAGGGCTTTGATACACCATGCACTCACGAATCTGCACCACCAACGCATCCATCTCTTGCTGTGCCATCACCCTCTTTAAAGCCGCTTCCATGTGGTTTTGGTCAGGGTCATAGACTGTCAAACTTTTTTCTTCTTCTTCCCTTATGTGTGCCGCTAATTGCTCTTGAAGCCTGAAAAACTCGGTCAGATTCTTGACAATATCAACTTTGACTTGGGTTTCATCTACCGCAACAAACTTTTCTTTCTTTTTCGCCACAGGCTTGGGCGTTGACTGCTTTGCCTTGGGTTTGAAGAAGTTACTAAAGTTACTCCAAAATCCAGTAACTTCCCTATAAACGCCAACAGCCTCGTCAACAGTGCTCTTGACCTCCATGAAAGACTCTTTGGCTTGCTTATACAGGTCACAGCCAGCTTGAATCTGTTTGACAAGTCCTGCGGCAAGGAGGCAAATGCTAATCGGGTCAATTTTGTGTCCTTATTTTTTTAAAGGCACATTTGACACATCGAACTCATCTTTGGCAGATGGCGCACCAAAAGGATACTGTTGTTTTTCTTCAGCAGTAATAATGTTGGTTAAAGGCTCAACAACAAGTTTGGTAAATGCTGTTGGAGAGGTTAGCTTTTCTCTTGCTGTTGACAAATACTTGATTGCTTTTGCGCCTTTAGGGTCAAGTAGTGCTTTTGCCAATGTTCTTTGAGATAAGAAAAGCGCACCACCAGCAACTGCGGCAGTACCAAGATTATCAGTAACCTTTTGTTGCTGTTCAGGACTCAATAAAAAATAATATCCAAGTCCTAATGTTGGGGTAAGAATATTTAAAGCCGCACCTGTTGTTCTGTAATTTAGTCCGGGCATCGCTTTAGCTTCAACCAAACCCAATTTAGCACCTTCACTCATTTGCTTGATGGCGGCATCTTGTGGTGTGCCTTCAAATAACCTAGTGTATGTGTTTGCAAAATTCTTATCTTGTTCTAGATTCTTTGCAAATTTCAACATATTGTCAGGTGTGTTTACCATCGCCTCAAGATAGCCATATCTCAACGCATCTACAATTTCTTCCGCTGGTTTTTTTGATAAATTTGATGCGGCACTGACAGACTTATATAAATTAAGAATAGGAGTTTCTTTTCCTGCTGTAAACAAATATGCACCAACTTCTTCTGGGTTTTTTGTTAACGCTTCTTGTATTGCGTCAGTTTGAAGACCTTGGATTCCTTGCCTATAAGTATCAGTAACATCTCTATATTTTTTAAGAGTATCACCTTTCAAGGTTTTATTAGCAGAAAAGTCCATAGCCTTATCAAACTCAGAAATTAATTCACTTATTGTTTGTGAGGCACGACTATCTTTTTCGCTAGAAACACGAGAATTGTATTTGTCTCTATTTTCTGCAAGCCATCGACTTCTAATTTTATGAAGCGAAGGAACATCTAGTTGATTTGGCAACACCTTCATTTCATTGAGAATAGATTTTTGACTGTTTGTCAACGCAGAAGGATTTGCCAACAATTTATCAGCAAATGATTTGATGCTAAAGGTTGTGACATTAGATGTTGTGTCAGCAAAAATATCCTTATATAGTGAATCAACTGAATCACTTAATGATTTTTCACCTTGCTTGATAAAATTTTGTAAGATTTGACCAGATGAATATTGAGAAGATGTGTTTGTCCTCAAAGCCATGTCAAGCTCAGGACTTTTTACAAGAGACTTCAATATATCCTTAGAACCTGTCATCAAGGCATCTTGGATTTCTTTGTCTTTGTCTTTAAATACGCCAAATGTTACGGGTGTATATACAATTCCTTCTAAAGCGGCAAATAAGTTTGCACCTGTTCTCTGACTTGCTGGCAATGTTGAGTTGTATCTTTGTAAAAATTCTTCTGCGGCTTTGTTTGCATCAGGTGCATTTTTAGAAGTGAATCCAAGTTTGTCAGCACCAAAGCGCAAAACTTTGCCTAATCCTTTAAGAACAAGGTTGCCACCAGCATCCCATGCGGCTTCTTCAATTCCAGCTTGGGTTGCTAATGATAAAGATGGAGTCTCACCCCTAGAAACTTGTTCGTAAAGCTCACCTCCAAAACCACCAACACCAGCACCAACAGTACTAAGTGGAAATGGAAATGGTGCTCCAACCGCTAACCCTCCTAACTCTTGAGCACCAAAAGCATCTCGCTGACGGTACTCAGGACTCAGAATAGATTTGCTCATATCTACATTTGAGGGTTCTGTCTTGTCCCCAATCAGAGGAAAATTGCTTACATCAAATTCGTCAGACATTTCAGCCTCCAATATACAATTCTTTTTTCAGTTGATTGATTTCAGCATCTTCTTCCGGTGTCTTGGATTTTTTACGCTTGACATTTGTAACCAACTCTTGCAATCGACCAAGTTTGTTTTGGAATTCAATTCTTTGGTCGGCTTCATTAAATCCAATCAAAGATTCTTTGTTTGTTTTCTTGTATTCTTTTGCTCTGTTGTAGGTGTACTCATTTTCTGCCAAATCAACCTTGAGTAACCCAACCAATCTCTTGATTGTTTCTGGTTGTTGCAAAGCATTAGGCGCAGTCTTTTCCAAACTTGCCAATTCTTTTGCCGCCAACGAGCCGGGATAATTCTTGACCAAAGGGAAAATGTATCTAGTACCCATCGCTTGAATAAGCTGAGTATTTGATGTGGCATTCTTTAGGTCGCTTCCAACAGGAATTCCAAGAGAAATCAAAGCACCAACAACAGCTTCTTTTCCTTCTGCAAACTTTCCTGTAAATGCGTTTTCCAAAGAAGTTTCAAGCGTAGCAATATTGCGCTTTGATGCAGTTCCTGCCGCAACAGCAGAACCAAGATTTTTAAAGTTCTCGGCAGTATATTTACCAGTTTCTTCAGCTTCTTTCTTCTGTCCAGCCGCAAGAGCTTTACCAAGAATTCCAAAACCTTCACCAAGAGATTCTTCTAAGGATTTGCCTTTTGTCAATTTGTCAATTCTTGCTTGAACAATATCGTATTTCTTTTTATCTTTAACAGGGTCAAGCACATCCAACTCTGCCATCAAATCAAAG